CACACGGCGTCGGCATGTTGCCGACCTATGTTCGTCTTCTGGGTGACGGTCTGCTCGTCCCCAACCAAACGCCGGAGATCGTGCTCGATGCCGGCGCATTGCTGGTAATCGACGCGCGCCGTGGGTACGGCCAACGTATGACGGCCGACGCCGTCCGCCGCGCCATCGCGAAAGCAAAAGAACTCGGCGCCTGCGTGCTGGCATTCCGCAACTCGTCCCACGTGGGCCGCATCGGCACCTACGCCGAGCTCGCCACCAGCCAGGGCTGCGCCTTTACCGCGTTCGTTAACGTTGCCGATCATCGCGACGTGGCGGCGACGTACGGCGCCACCCAGCCCCGACTAGGCACCAATCCCTTCTGCGCTGCCGTGCCCGGCCCCGATGGTATGCCGATGCTGCTGGACATGGCGACAACGACGATCGCCGCCGGCAAGGCGCGTGTGGCCTACAATAAGGGTGTTCCGGTACCCGACGATTGCTTGATCGACGCGGACGGCGCTCCCACCAACGATCCCACAGGCTATATCCGCGACCACACTGGCGCGCTGAAAGCCTTCGGGCTGCACAAAGGTTCGGGTCTCGCGGTGATGTGCGAAATCATGGCCACCGCCGTCGCGGGCGGGCAGGCCGCGCATGATCCCGCCAAAGGCGGCGTACTGAACTCCATGCTGGCGATCGTCATCGACTTATCGAAGATCGGCGATCCGGCCGCGGTCATCGCCTCAGTCGGCGCCACCCGCGCGCATGTGAAATCCTCCCGTCCCACCCCCGGCGTCTCCGAGGTCCTGACCCCCGGCGAACCCGAACGCCTGTCCGCCGCGTGCCGCACCGAAGCGGGGATCGAGGTTGACGAGACCACCTGGTCGGAAATCCGAGCCGCCGCCTTGACGATTGGCATCACCGAGGCCGAATTCGAACAGGCCTCGCGCGCCAACACCTGATTAGAATATTGCCAAAATCGAAGGGGGGGAGTGAACCGGAACAACCCGTTCCGCTGGCCGGCGAACTCATTTCACTGCGACGTCTGCGTCGCGGGGAACCGGGCACCCGAGGCCATGATGGTTAGCGCGGCCTGGAACGCACGAACGAAGGGCGGCGGGTGCCGAGGGGGTTCGTCGCGGAAATCCGTCGAACATTTCATCCTAGGCCACCGCCTGTCCCGCCACGCCCGCGAACACATACCGGGCGACCGGTTGAATCGGCACATGTGCGTCGGTCCCGGGCAGCCCAGCACGAGTGCCATCATTCGCAGACCGCATGGACGAATCAGCATCGCCGGTTCATGGGACGAGGAAATGGGGCGTTACAGGTAACAGACAAGGCGCGCGCACATCCATCAACGCTTGGCGCGCGGCGTTAAGCGTCTTAGTTTGCTGACTCTTCGGATGGGTGGCCGAGCGGTTGAAGGCAGCGGTCTTGAAAACCGCCGTGCGTGTAAGCGTACCGTGGGTTCGAATCCCACCCCATCCGCCAGCCATAACATCAATAATGCAGGCGCGTGCCGGTGTCGGGCTGGACGAAGATCTTGCCGGTGACGCTGTCGCGCGGCGGCCAGTGGCAGAGGTAGCATTCCATCGCCGAGATGACGAAGACCAGACAAGGATGATCGCCGTGTTGTTCCAGCAAGCGGGCGACCACATCTTCCTTGCGGATCGAAGGCCTCGAAATGTATTCGATCCTGACCCCGGCCTCGGCGGCGCCCGACGCCGCGCTCTCCCAAATGCGATCTCCGAGCGTCTGAGCGAATGCTGAATATTCGAAGATGCGGATACCGTTGGCGTGAGGGAGCCTTGTCATTCTGTATCAGTATCGGATTACCGCAACCGTCCCGGTGATCATAGGTCGGTCGCAGCAGGACAATGCCCACGATCTGTTCGCCGTAACGGTCGGTCGGCGATTCGCCCATGTCGCCGTCCGCGAGATCACAGCCATGGGCGACAGGTTATGTCATGACTAGCAATTTCGGTTTGACGTCCGGTAGATAGTGTCGAATGGAATCAAACAACGCACGTGAACCATCGTCCAAAAGAAGAACAATCAAGGTAATAATAGGTCTAACGACCGAAGGACGAAAGACTTAGCGATAAATACCGCGAGAAAAACCTTGCCCAGACGCCCCAGTCTGGGCTATAACTGCTGATATGATGTGGTGAGATTGCGAGGTGACAAACCTCTACTCAAGAAGTGACCTTTGCCACATTTTCGAGCTAATTGGTACAAGGTTCGATACGGTCGCGATCATTCCGTGGCACAGCAGATAGGTCAATCTCACACTAGTGTCAGAATTGTACGTCAGACCAGCCGTCTTCCGAAATCGCGAACGAATCCGGTCGATCTGGACCCTTCACGGTTGAATGACACCGAGCTTGCTCGCCAACTTCTTAAAGTTGCACGACGAATCAGTCTTACGAGACCAGATTCGGGAAAATCTCGTTGACTGGGCGACCAATGTTATGGCGGCCTCCGGCCTTAAGCCGTCAGCCCATCATCGCGTCCTGCTAAATAGCCTGGACCTCATAACGAAAGGCACGGTTAAACGCCTCATAGTGCTTATGCCACCAGGCAGCGCCAAATCAACCTACAGTTCAGTGGTATTCCCCATTTGGTGGTTTATCCAACATCCACGATCTTCGGTAATCGCCGTATCCCACACAGCCGCTCTGGTTGAGCAATTCAGTCGCCGCATCGTGGCTTTAATTGGCGAGTACCATCACAAAATTGGATTCAACCTCAAGACTCATAATTGTTCTGCTGATCATTGGCAAACCGACGCCGGTGGGGATTACTTCGCCATCGGTATCCGTGGAGCCATTACCGGCCATCGAGCAGATCTGGCGATTATCGATGATCCGATAAAGTCTATGGGCGACGCCGAAAGCGCAAAACATAGGCAATATCTCTGGGACTGGTATACGGCTGAATTAATGACGCGTTTGAAACCCGACGCTCGTGTTGTAATTGTCATGACAAGATGGCATGAGCACGACCTGGGAGGCCAACTGATTACTCGCGGAAGCGAGGATTGGAACATTCTGCGCTTGCCCGCGATAGCGGAAGACGATGACCCTGTCGGGCGGCCACCCGGGGCACCCTTGTGGCCTGAATGGGAAGGTCTCGAATCGCTCGGCCAAAAGCAGATGATGGTCGGGAGTCGAATTTGGTCGGCCCTGTTCCAGCAATCTCCGCAGTCCATCTCGGGACACCTCTTCAACATTGAACTACTCCAACCAATCGACCGCGAGTGGACCAATCCGCCGAAACCTGGAACAACTGTGAGGGCCTGGGATCTCGCCGCGACGCCCGTCACCGGAACTAACGATCCAGATTGGACTGTTGGGTTAAAATTGACCCTGGAACAGACCGACAGGTATGTGATCGAAGACGTTGTGCGACTGCGGGCTAATTACCGCTCTGTGCAGGAAACGATCTTGTCCACTGCCCAGGCCGATGGTCGTTCCGTTATTATCAGCCTGCCAATCGATCCCGGCCAGGCAGCCAAAGGTCAGATCGGTCAACTATCAACGCTACTGGCTGGGTACAGGCTTTATACATCGCGGGAGCAGGGTTCTAAATGGTTTCGGGCAACTTTGGTTGCCGCACAGTTCGAGGCCGGCAATTTCCACGTTCGGCGGGGACCGTGGTATCAGCTCCTCATCAACGAGTTGAGTTCGTTCCCACAGGGAACAAAGGATGACCAGGTGGATGCGTTATCGCGCGCATTTCTCACCCTCTCAGACCTTCCGCGAAGTGGCCGGCGTATGTTTCTGCCATTCAATGCTCGTTAGAGCCAGCATGGATTACTTTGTGAACGGATATAACTGACTACATGTTTGACACAATTTGCCAGCTGATCCCGCACGACCCTGACTATCCAAACCGGACATGGGTCCTTGATACATTGACCCGTGTTATGAATGGGCACTTATATGATATTCTGCCTTATGACTTTCACGATGAACGAAGCTCCGCTGGAGACTACATTCCGCTAAGGAAACGGAGACCTTCGGTCAGGTACCCATTGTGTCGTGTGGTAGTAGAAGACAGTGTATCCTTGTTGTTTAGTGAAGGGCATTTCCCAACCATAGACTGCCCTGATCGAGTAATGCAAGGTTCTCTGGCAACCATCATTCGGGGATCAGGCGTCAATCTGGTCATGACCGAAGCCGCGACCCGAGGGTCCGTCGGATCCGTGGCAATCCTGATGCGGGTACTTAATGGCCGAATTTTCTTCCAGGTAATGGACTCAATGTATTTAACTCCGACCTGGAATCCAAAGGAACCAGATACGCTACTTGGCATCACAGAGCGTTACAAAGTGTCAGGAGGCCAATTGTCCAGTAACGGTTACACCGTCTCCGATCCAAACGCTGACTACTGGTTCCAAAGATCGTGGGACAATGACTCCGAAACATGGTTCGTTCCGTGCCTCATCGGCGAGGGCTATCCCTTGATAATGGATGTGGTTCGAACGGTCTGCCACGGGCTCGGTTTTGTCCCCATCGTTTGGATACGGAATCTTCCTGGTTATTCGTCGACCGGAGATTCAAACGATGGCGCGTGCACGTTCCGAGCGGCCATCGAGACACAGATCGAGATCGATTATCAATTGAGTCAGGCGGGGCGGGGTCTGAAATACAGCAGCGACCCGACCTTGCTTCTGAAAGAACCAATTGGCAGCGACACCGATATTATAAAGGGTGCAGGAAATGCTCTGATTGTCGGCGAGAAGGGTGATGCCCGGCTACTCGAAATTGGGGGTACCGCCGCCGCCGCCGTCGTTGATTATGTTCGAACACTTCGCGAACTGGCGCTCGAAAGCATTCATGGCAATCGCTCCAGCCCAGAACGTTTCACCACGGCACAGTCTGGACGGGCGTTAGAGCTGATGAACCAAGGTTTGCTTTGGCTCGCGGATAATCTTCGTATCACGTACGGCGAAGTGGCCCTACTATCTTTAGCGAGAATGATAGTCCGCGCGTCGTCGCGCTACACGCTGCGTGCGCCACAAGGAGACCTGCCTCCGATGGATGCGACTTGCGCACTGTCCCTGAAATGGCCCCGATGGTATCCAATGTCCGCGGCGGACCGGCAGCTTGACGCAACAACCCTCTCGACACTGATGACGTCCGGTTTGATAAGTCGCGCCAGTGCCATGAGGGCAATCGCGGACACCTATGACATCGATAACGTCACGACAGAGCTCGAACAATGCGCCGCGGAACAAGACGAAGGATCATGAATTGACTGAACCAAAATCTGATACTGATGTTCAAGAGGAACCGGAAGGAGACCTTCGGGCTCGAATCGATAAACTGGAGATCCAAGGCAAGGAGGTACTCCGGCAAACCGAGCGGCGGATTATTCTTGCCGAACTAAAGGTAGAGGCAATACGCGCGGGAATGATCGATTTGGATGGCCTAGCGTTCCTGGATATCACAAAAACGCATTTGGAACAAGACGGCAATGTGGCTGGCGGGGCAGAGCTAATCAACCAGTTGCGCCACTCGAAACCCTGGCTATTTCTGGCACCGTCCTCTTCCAGCGTCGCCAAGGTTCCATCATCGAACCCAATTCATCAAAAACTCGCCACGGAGATGACCAATGAAGAATATCGAATCGCCCGAGCGAATATTATCAAGCGCGCGGCGCTATGAAAAGAGCACAGACGTGGCTATCAGACTTCATCTCCTTTCCTCGACAAAAAGGTAAGTTTTAATGGGCATCCAAAGTTTTCCGGCTGCTCTACAGCCGATTATTCAACAAGGTTTCCTCGAGCGCGAATTCGAACAGGCGCTCATGTCCCGTCTCGGATACAGGGCTTGCGCCGACCGGGACGAAATCGCTGTTGGGATCGGCGAGACGTTAACCAAGACCCGAGCAGGCCTGAAGCCAACAGTCACCGTTCCAATTGCTCCCGCGACAAATGCCAATTTTGATAATGGCCTTACACCAGGCAACTGGGGTGTCGAGCAGTATACCATCACCATCAACCACTACGCGGCTACCGCCGACCTCAATATGGTTACGTCTCGGGTCGGAATCGCCTCGCAATTCCTACAGAACGCTTATTCCAATGGCGAACAAGCGGCGCGCAGCCTCGACGAACTCGCGCGAAACGCCCTGTTCTCCGCGTACTTTGGGGGCAACACGAGAGTCCGATTGACTCTTGGTAGTGCCGGCACGTCCGTCACCGTGGACGACCTTCGAGGATTTCAGGTCGCCTTTGTCAATGGTATCCAGCTATCTGTGAGCGTTTCCAACCCATTAACGATTACTATCGGTTCAAATGTCTATACTACCGTAGGAGCAACACCGGACTCAAGCAACGTATCGACGACATGGGGAGGCATTTCGGGGGTCTTAACTCTCTCCGGAAACGTGTCCGTTTCGGACGGTACGCTTGGAAACACTGTCCTGTCAGCGACAGCCTCATCGATTATGCGGCCATCCGGGCGTGGGAATGCTTCTCTTCTCAACGCGACCGACACTTTAACCATGTCGTGCCTTTTGGACTCGGTTGCGCGGCTTCGCGTTAACGCCGTCCCCGAGATAGATGGGGCCTACAACTGCTATTTGGATCCGGTCTCCGCACGACAATTGTTCACTGATCCCGACTTCAAGCAACTTTTTATGGGCGCTACGTCCGTCAATCAGGTATTCCGAAAGGGCATGACCAACGACTTCCTGGGCCTCAGGTTCATGCCAACTACCGAGGCCTATGTACAGCAACATCCCCTTCTTCCGAACCTGATGATTCGACGCCCTATCATTTGCGGTTCGGGTGCGCTGATCGAAGGGGATTTTGCTGGAATGGCTGCCGCGGATGTCGCCCCGACTAATTCAGTTATTACTGTAGTTAATGGGATTGCGATGGTGACCCGCGAGCCGATTGATAGACTGCAGCAAATTATCGCGCAATCCTGGTATTGGATTGGCGGATTCTGTGCACCGTCAGACACAACAACCAATCCAACAACGGTGCCTACGGCCACGAATAGTTCTTATAAGCGTGCGGTAATGATTGAACACATCGGTTGATTTGAAAGGTATCGGGTTTTGTCAACTGGAGCGAGCAACCCATTTCAGGCAACGGCCACCGTTGCCATTGCGTCTAGTACCATTTCGGCCAACGTGCAACTGGCAGGCGGTGGCGAATCCGTTTTGATTACCAACCCGACCTCGTCACTGGTCTACATCCGATTCGGCTCCGATCCGACTGTGCAAGCGACAATCTCGGATACGCCTGTATTGCCCAACAGCAAGATACTGCTCCGGTGCGGCCCTCTGGTATCATTTTGCGCGGCGCTTCTTAGCACTGGCAGCGGCTCAGTGTTCTTTACACGGGGCGACGGGGCGAGCGCTTGACTGCGCTAACAGACAACGAGAAGATAGAGGTGAGACGCCATTGCGGATATCCAGCCTATGGCGGAACCGCGAGTGGTTTTTCATCCTGGCGATTTTATCAGGTTTATGGCCTACTTGAGTACCGCATGAACAACCTCGCGGATGGAGAAGTGAGCGTGATGCGGAAATATCTGAAAACACTTGCCATGCTTGAGGCCGCGATACCCGGTGCGTCCGACAATCTTGACACTGATCAAGCCGCGGTCTGGACAAGAAATCCAAACGAATTTCGCGACCGCCAACGACTTTACGACGACTGGCGAATCCGGTTGTGTGCATTTATCGGGCTACCCCCTGGGCCAGGCCTTCAAACCAACTCACCGAATTTGATTGTCTGACGTGGACGTAGATCATTTGCAAGATCGGCTGTACTGGGGATTGAACCGGGCGGCAAACATACTCGGTCGGCCAACCGATGCGTATCGGCCAGCGGGAACCACGAATCCGATTAATCGATCTAATCGTTATTTGCGATTGCGGGCCGCATTTTGCCGAGTCGATGGAAATTTTTCGCGATCTGTTGGTTATGGCGTCGCCATTTGGCGCGGTCATTTTGACGCGTCCTATACCCGCGTCGGAGATTATTTAGTACAGGGTTGCGACGTTTGGTTTATTGCTGAGCAGGAACCATTATTGCCTGTACTGTGTGTCCGAACAAATCGAGTGATATCTATAACTCGACAGCTAACCCCTGGTACCGGAGCCTCAACCGCCGCCGCCGATACGACGGTCACGATCATGTCAAATTGGCCCGCGAGCCTGCTCGGAACCGAAACAGAAGGCAAATCGTCGGCCCACCTCCCTGGAGATACGACAATACCTAGTTGGACCGCACTCGTACCGTATGTGCAGGACCAGGTCGTGCAGCCAACGGATATTGTTACCGATGCTCAAGGAATAAAAGGAGTAGTCGTCGCTGCCGAACTCAGCAACCTTGGATGGCGCCTGATCGTGCGGCAGGTGACGACCTGATGGCTGATTTGTCCGACGTCGAAAATGCAGTCGTTACGGAGGTCGCCGGAGCATTGTACCCAAACGGGATCGGCGAGCCCAGTGCCATCGGCGTATCTTGCCGGGTTTATCGCGGTTGGCCTGCGCCTGCGGCACTGAACTCCGATTTAGCAATTGGTATAGTGAACGTGACGGTATTCCCGGCAAGCAAACCGGACGAAGTACTCGACTGCTATTTTGACACGGAATATGCCAATGTCGTGCCAGCCAGTCTGATGGTCTATGCAACAGGTGACAGGGTCAGATTTTCTGGTCTTGTCAGGAGGAACGAGGTTGTTGGCTTATTGGTCGATGGCGTTCCTTTTGTATACGAAGTCCAGGGTGGCGATACTATCGAAAGGATCGCGGCGAACATCGCCGCAATGGTTCGCGGTAGCCGCATCGCCATTTTATCTGGCTCCATGCTCACAATACCTGGCGCGGTCACTCTGACTGCCCGGATTGTCACGAATGGTACCGTCTTCCGGCAAATACGGCGTCAACGTCGAGAACTAATGATCTGCTGTTGGTGTCCAACTCCCACGCTTCGCGATTCAGTAAGCGCGCTTGTGGATCTTGGGTTAATGGCGTCACCTTTCATCGATCTTGGTGACGGGACAGAGACACATGTCCGATATGTTTCAACCCAGATTTACGACCAGTCATTGAACGCTCTGCTTTATCGGCGCGACCTTTGTTATAGTTTCGGATTCACAATGATAAGAAGCAGCGTCGCGTCAGTCATGTTGATTGGCAGTCTGATCAGAAACGCCGACACAACGTTCGTATGATTTGCAGATATGAAACGAGGTTGTAGGCTTTGACGAAGCAAGTGATTTTTTCTCTGCCGAAAGTGAAGTGCCTCCTGTTCCGAGTGCTCTGACTATCCTCTCGTTCAGGGGCTTCGAGGGGTGTCTATATGTCACGTCAAACCGCAATGTTCTTACAGCCTCATCTCATTGCAATTTGTGTGCGTCCGTCGAATACGTTCCCGCTTTTGACCCAAACTACCCGCCCGTCAGCTAAGTCGTAACGGAGCCTCTATGCGCAACAAGGCCGCTCGACCCGGGCACTGCGGATATCCCTTCGCTGACATTCACTAATTATCTCAGTTTCACGGAATTAAGTTCGACTCGCCAGCACTGATACCATCACTATAGCTAGGGTTCGATATTAAATGCCAATCATTCAGGCCGGGGCCATCAACAACACGGCACTAATTGTGCCAGATTTGTACGTCGAAATCGTACCGCCCCAAAACCTGATCCTAAATGGTGTGCCAACGAACATCCTCGGAGTAGTTGGAACATCGACCTGGGGTCCGGTTGGAACGCCAGTAATCGCCGGATCCATGTCAGATTATTATATGAACTTTGGACCAGTTATGGCCCGTAAGTTTGATGCGGGCACGCAAGTTGCGACTGCCGTCCAGCAAGGGGCCCAAAGTTTTCGGTGCGTTCGGGTCTCGGACGGAACGGACACGTTTGCGTCTGCCAACATCCCAGGCACGGGACTAGGAATTACCGCCCTCTACACGGGATCTCTGGGAAACCAGATAACGGTGACGCTGCAGCCAGGTTCGAGTGCCTCGAGTTGGATGTTGACCGCCAGGTTACCTGGTATTCAGCCCGAAGTTTTTGATAACATTTCCGGGGTTGCCGGAGCCTTTTGGCTGTCGCTGGCGAGCGCAGTTAACGCCGGAGCTGGAGTCCAGCGCTCAGCATCCCGCCTGATAACCATCCGACCCAATGGAAATACGAGCACGCCAACCAACTTCTCATTGACTCTTGGTAGTGCGACCGTCGGCTCAGATGGGGCCGCGGGGGTGGCGCCTGGTCAACTTGTGGGTCAGGACGGCACATCGCGAACAGGCATGTATGCCCTACGAGGGCAGGGATGTGGATTAGTGTTGCTCGCCGATGCTGACGATCCACAGACCTGGACAGACCAGGCCGAATTCAGTCTCGATGAGGGGGTCTATTTGATATTGACTGGACCCAAAGGAGATTCCATCTCGAACGCGATAACGGTCAAGCAGTCCATAGGGCTCGATTGCTATGGGACAAAACTCATGTTCGGTGATTGGCTATGGTGGGCGGATCAGGCAAATGGTTTGATCCGGTTGGTGTCACCCCAAGGTTTCGTAGCCGGCCGCCTGGCAAATTTATCACCTGAACAATCCAGTTTGAACAAGCAACTTTACGGAGTCATAGGTAGCCAGTCGTCCGGACAGCCGCAATCCGGAGAAACACTATCCTATTCTTCAGCAGACTTGGCCAGCCTCTTTAGTGCAGGAATCGATGTTGTATCGAATCCACAGCCAGCCGGCTCATTCTGGGGTGTACGGGGCGGCAAGAACTCCTCTTCGGTTGTCACCAGGAACGGCGATAACTATACGCGCCTCACGAATTATATCGCGGAAACACTTTCTGCTGGGATGGGTCAATATGTCGGTCAAGTCATAACAGCCACTTTATTCCAAAACGTTCGGGCAACTATCCTATCATTTCTACAAAATATGTTTGGTCAAAGATTGCTGGGCAGCACCGATGGGACGCTTCCGTACAGCGTTATATGCGATAGTTCAAATAACCCGCTTAGCATGACTGGCCTTGGGTACGTACAGGCGAATGTTCAGATTCAATACCAGTCCATAAACGAAAAGTTTATTATAAGCCTGGAGGGCGGACAAACCGTGCAAGTAGCAGTGCAGACGTTGCCGGCCGGCCAACCGAGTCAATAGGAGCATGATTATGGCTATTTCAGCCTTTTCCGTTGGGCGGGATACTCAATTGGTCGTAATTGGACCGTCCGGTAGGATAGACCTAGCCCATGTCATAGCGTTCGACAGCCATCAAATTACGCAATCGGTCCGAGTAAACCGATTGGACGGCAATCAGATGGGCGTCGAGCTGCCGAAAGGCTGGGCGGGAAGTTTTGAGCTCGAACGCGGTGACTCCGTCGTGGACGACTTTATCGCTAACGCTGAGCAGGGTTATTATAATGGCGCCATAAACCAGACCAGTTCCATGTACCAGTACATATCTGAAACAGATGGGTCAATGTCGACCTATCAATATGATTCCGTGGTTTTTCACCTCTCTAATGCGGGGCTGTGGCGGGGCGATTTATCCGTTAAGCAAAAATTAGAGTTCTTCGCTTCGCGACGGAGGCGCATTTGATAATCCCAACAATCTCGACTATCTCCGACCTCCGACAATTACTTGAGATTCGCGACGACAGCGGCCGGAACATCAAGATACGACGAATTAACGCCCTCGACAGGCTCCGACTACTGAAGGTCGCCGGGCGAGAACTGTCCCAAAATGAAGCGTGGCTGAACATGGCGGTGCTGACGTTGGCAGTAGTTGAGATCGATGGGGTGCCTCGAGTGATGCCGACGACCGAGCGCCAAATAGAGTCCGCTGTGATGGAGTTATGCGACAACGGTCTAAGGGCGATCGCAGAAGCCTTAGATGAAAATGAAAAGGCACAATCTTTGTTTGACGGCTCACCGGAGGGAAACCCCGTGGGCACGCCGAATTGATTGAATGTCTCTATCTCGTTCGAGCCGGCGTGCCCTTCGATATTGCCTTCTCATTATCCATCAATGATAGAATGCACTTTTCTCGAGCATTACAATCATTGGACGAACAGGCATGAATTCCGCCACCGTCGCCGAGCGGCTGATGGGTGGTGGACTTAATACTCATCTGGCTACTGAGCTGACAGTTGCTTACTATACGTATCTAAAGATAAGCAACCCACCATCGTAGACCGATTCCAGGCTATAGCAACCACCGTGACGGATTTGGTCGAACCCCTGATACAATGCTCGCGATCTATAGATCGTGCCGAATTCAATAAGGGCTCGACCAGAGGGTAAAAGTGATAACGGGGCCAACAAGCCGTTGACATTCTCGCCATAGACCGGTCCACGGTGATGTATACGATAATGCGATCCGTTCATTCTGCCTGTCCCGTAACGCATAGGACACGCACGCTTATCGCGCGGGTCTCGATCACATGCTCCATACCGACATGACGTTAAAATTTCGGAATCTTGCCCGAGAGGTCATGTCGATCAGAAGGTGCATTGACGGCGCAGAATGAAAAATAATATTTACAGTTACGTTCTGTTACAGGCAAACATATTGTCCAATCCTCTGTTCATTCTTGGTTCGATCTCGTTTGAGGGATTGGAGGTGCCTGAAAGAGTTCTTTTAAAAACGAAGCACCGACTAGTTGTCCATAAACTGGGCTCCGGCTCGTCATTAATTGATTCGTTGGGTGAAGACGTTGAAGTCGTCACTTTCAATGGCATTTTCTCGGGAATTAACGCAGTTGGTCGGATCCGATTAATCGAGCAGCTCCGATCGCAAGGTACGCCCATCGGCATCACCTGGGCGGCAAAGACATTGTCAGTCATAATACAGGAGTTCAATCTTAATTATTCGTCGAATCAATGGATAACGTATCAAGCCTCGTGTTATGTGACTGGCTCGGCTAATCCTGACAAGATACTACCGACAGATGAAGTACTGGGGTCAGCGAACACACAGGCGGATGATATCGTCGGTTTGCTACAAGGTACGGATATATCTCCGACGGCCGGTCAAACAACCGCTATAATCGCGCTCGCTGCATTAAATTACGATATCGCACCATCGGATGCACTACAGCACGCAAATGCGTTGCTCGGCTCGATCGATAGTCAGCTCGAAAGCCTGGATAAACCAGTTCCATATGACGCCGCTGGCGGAGTCGGCCCCCCCCCGAGGGGAGGCGCAATTGTTTGTCGGAACGGTCTCGAATGCGGCTCAGCAAGCCACTCTGACGCTCGCTTTCTATCGGCTCATGAATGTCTCGGTGCGCGCCAAGAATGTTAGCAAGCAATGATGCAAACTGTAAATATCCAAACCGGAACGACCCTATTTCACGTCGCGGCCGCCTATCTCGACGACGCAACCCAATGGTTTCGCATAGCATTGATCAATCAAATTCGGGACCCCTTCATAAGTCAACCCATTACACTATTACTTCCTACGATACATATTGAACAAAGGCAAGGAAGTGGGACGCAGCCGTGACGATATCGCTGTAAGAGCCCCTAGGGTAAGGGTTCGATTGAACGGTACATACGTCGACTCCATTTTGCATTTAGAGGCAACAATATGCAGCTCATGCAAAAGCTCGCGGTTCGAGGTGACGGTCAGCACTGGAGGCAGCTCGCTCAATGGCCAATGGCTGGATTCAGCTACCGGGCCGGTGTCGGTTACAATATTAATACGATCCGACATCAGCAATGCTGAATCCGTTATTATTGAAGGGCTGGCGGATGATATAGCGTTCGATCCCATCAATCGTATTGCTCGCTTGCAGGGACGGGACTACTCCTCCGTCCTCATTGACTCATCATATCAGGGGGCATTCTGCAATCAGACGGCGAGTGAAATTGCTAACCAAATTGCGCAGCGACATGGATTTACCCCAAACATTGTGGAGACGGAGACGATGGTTGGTAGTTACCAGTCGGGCAACTATAATCGAATGCTATTAAATGCTCACGCTCGTACGACGAGCGAGTGGGACCTGCTCACTCAGTTGGCGAGTACCGAAGGATTCGAGCTTTTCGTCAACGGTACCACACTCGTGTTTGCGCCACCCGAGACATTACCGAAGAGTAACTTCGTTATAGTGAACAATAATGCCAAAAGCATCGCCTTCCATAAGAGTTGCCCAATATCAAATCAAGCGAAGATAGTCGTAAAGAGTTGGAATTCTTGGCTCAATCGGGTACTCGTGCATACCGATGAGCAGTCGTATGGTCAGAATTTCCCGGATGCCTCCGGACTAAGCAGTGATCCAGGATCTGAGATTGCGGTCGTCAGACCGAACCTTACGTCACAGGGTACGGAGGAAGTGGCTCAGAGATATCTCAATGCATTGAATCGGCAAGTGCTGGATGTCGAGGTTGTCCTACCGGGCAACCTGTCGTTGGCCCCGAGGGACGTTCTCACAATCATCGGAAATGGACCGAGCTTCGATGCAGATTACGTGATCAATTCAGTTCGTTGGCACTTTTCCCCAACGACAGGTTTTACGCAATATATCCGTGGGTATGCCACCGGATCGAATTCATCGTCGTCGCTTAATCCCATGACATCGTAAGATGAGCGAGCATCAGTAAAATGGCCTCTTCGCTGTTCGAGGTGGGTAGTAACAACCGGTTCTACTCGTTCACCGTCGTTTCCTTGTTCGGTTGAGCGCCGTTTCCTCGTCCCGGCCTGAC